GCCCCTCTCCCATCGAGGGAGAGGGGTTATTGATTCCGATCCAGCCGCAGCGTCATGGCGCCGGGCTGAGGTTGCGCGCGCTCCACGGCCAGCACGCGCCAGGGGTTCGGATCATCCCCCGCCAGAAGCTGCTGGCCCGCGGCGGCGCGGGCATCGTCCCGCGCCGTGGCGCTGGCGGTCTCGATCCGAACGGGGCGCTGCTGCTCCAGTTGGTCACTGGTCGCCGAACCGGGTTTCAGGGCGATCCAGATCGTCGCGACATCCGCCCAGACGGTGGTGAGGCCGCCGTAAGCCGTCTCCGTCTCGCTCGCCGCCTGCAGCGTCGCGGGCGTCGGATAGGTAGGCGCGCTCAAAGCCGCACCCTGCGGAACGGCGCGATCCAGGGCTCGACCAGGGAAAGCGGCGCGTCGCTCCGGTGCTCGAACCCGTCGGCGACGAGTTGGAGGATGGCTTGGCGAAGCGGCGCGGGCACATCGCTTTCGCCCGAACCATAACCGGCTGTGTAGTCGATCCTGACCCCGCCGGTCGCGACGCCGGGCGAAGGCCACGCCACGTCATAGGGCGCGATCCGCCCTGGCCGTGAGCCGACCTCCGCCGCGTAACTCGCCGGATTGACGGTCTGGAACGTCCCCGGTCCATCCGCCACGGCGATGGCCTGGACCGAGATCAGCGGACTTCGCAAAAGCCGGATCGGGCCGGAGAACAGCGCCGTCAAAGGGTCGGTCACCGGAACCGCCGTGCCGATCTCCAACGGCCAGACGTCGTGGATTTCGCGAAAGCCCGTGGCGATCAGCGCCATGCCCAGCTCCGCCTCGATCCGCTGGCGCGCGGCGGTGATCAGGGCGCCGATCAGCGCGTCCTCCTGGTCATAGGTGACGCGCAGCTGCGCCTTCGCCTCGTCGAGGGTTATGGGTTCGACGGCGGGCGGGGTGGTGATGGTGAGGGTCATGACGTCTCCTCCCTTCCCCCTCGATTGGGGGGGCAACGCGCTGTCGTTTAAGGAAGGGCTCAAGAGGCCGCGCGCCAACCGGTACATGGCGGCGCTGCCACCCTCACCCCTGCCCCTCTCCCATCAAGGGAGAGGGGTTAGGTGGCGCTGAACTTCAAGAGCTTGATCGCGTTGAAGTTCTGCACCCCGCCGCCCACCCGCTTGGTGGTGTAGAACAAGACGTACGGCTTCTGCGAATAGGGATCGCGCAGCACCCGCACACCGGCCCGGTCCACGATCAGATAGCCCTTGGCGAAATCCCCGAAGGCGATGGCGCAGGTGTTGGCCCCCACGTCCGGCATGGTTTCCAGCTCCACGATGGGATAGCCGGCGAGGGTGGAGGGCTGGCCGGGGGCGATGCCGGGGGTCCAGATATAGTCCCCCTCCCCGTCCTTGAACTTGCGCACCATCGCGGTGGTGCGCCGGTTCATCACGAAGCGGCCGTTCGAGCGGAACTGGGCCAGCGGCGTGTAGACGAGGTCGATCAGGCAATCGACCGGATCGTCCGCCGGGAACGCCCCCGCCGCCCCCGTCGCCACATAGCCGAGCTGACCCCACGCCGCCGAGGCGTCCGGCGCGGAGGTGTAGGTGAGGAACCCCATCGGCTGGCCCGAGCCCGAGCCGTTCACGAAGGCCTGCGTCTCCTGCGCCGCAAACGCATCCTCGCACTCCGCCGCCAGCCAGTCGTCGAGGTTGACGAAGGCGTCGTCCAAGAGGTTTTGAGTCGCGGCGGGCGAGGCGTAGAGGTCCGCCGCCGGGAATTGAAGCAAGGTCAGCGTCCCCTCGTCGGTCTCGGTGCGGGCGGCGGTCTCGGCGGTCCAGCCGGCGGTGACACCGACGGTGGCCACGGGCTTCTGATAGACCGCCGCGCCGATGGTCTGCACCGTGGCGATCTCGCGCATGGGGCTGGCGTGGGTGAGCGCCAGATCGATCGTCCGTTCCGTCTCCGGCGGGGCGATATAGCCGCCGACCGAGCCGTCCGAGAGGCCCTTGGCTTCCAAACCGGATACGCGGCCGGTCTTGATGTAGCCTTCCCAAGCCGCCTTGCGCTCGTCGGGCTCGGCGATGCGGGCTTCACCGGAGAGACCCGGCAGGCGGGGGCGGCGGGCGTCGCTGGCGAACCGCTCCAGGCGGGATTGCGCCGAGGCGAGATCGGCGTCGATGCGGGCGACCTTCTCTTCGAGCAGAACGTCGGCGCGCTTGGCCTCGATCTCGTCCAGCCGCTGGTCGTTGGCGGCCTTGAACGCCTCGAACGCGGCCATCACCTCGTGCATCGCCGCGCGAGTTTCGGCCGAGGATACGGCCTGCTTGGTTTCTTTCATCGCTGTTCCTTTTCCTAATTTGTCATCCCGGAAGGGCTGCGCAGCAGCGCTATCCGGGACCCAGATGCGACGTGCGCTGGGTCCCGGCTCTCCGCCTTGGTTTATCCTCGGGCGAAGCTCTGCTTCGACCCGGGGGCTCCGGCCGGGATGACAGGAGGGCGGTGTGGGGTTCAGGCGGCGCGTTTGACCGGTTTCTGCACCAGCCGCGCCCCGGCCAGCATCGGGAACGTCACCAGGGACACCTCCCAAAGCTCCACCTCGGTCAGCACCCTCAGCCGCCCCGACTGGTCCCGCCGCGCCTTCTTGGTGCGAAACCCGATCGACAAACCGTCCAGCACGCCGGCGCGGATCAGGCTCTGCACCAGCTTGCCCTGGGGCGTGAAATCGAACACGCGGCCGGCGACATAGAGGCCCTGGTCGTCCTCGGCCACCGTATCCCAGGCGCCGATCAGGCCGCCCGCGTCGTGCTGATGCAGCATCCGCACGCGGTTGGCGCCGCTCTTGGCCAAGGACTTCTGGAACGCGCCCTTGGCCACGATGTCGTCGTTCAGGTCGCGCCGCCAGAACAGGGAGGCGTAGCCGGCGATGGGGAGGTCGGTCATCGTTTCTCCCCATCCAGCTTGGCCTCGATCCGGGCCAGCGCGGCGCCGGTGGCCTCCGCTTCCGCCTCCAGGCGGGCGAGGCGCTCGGTCACGCCCTGTTGCTTATCCAGGCGATGCTCCAGGTCGGTCACCCGCTGCGCCTCGCCACCGGCCCACAGCAGCGCGCCGCCGGTCTGGATCGCCACGGTGGCGATCAGGGCGATGGGGATTTTCAGGTCGAACCGGAGCCCCGGCTGCGCGTCACTCATCGGAAACCTCCGACAGATCGTCGCCGAGGCCGGCCATGCGCCGCCGCTCCTGATCGGTCAGGAAGGTCGCCGCCTGAAGCCGGGCCCAAAGCGCGTCGCGCTCCACCGAGAGGGCCGGCACGAGGTCGAGGTCGGGCCGCAGGATCGCGCCGGGGAACTTGGGCGACAGCCACGCCGAGATCGCCCGCGCCGCCCGCTCCACCAGAGGCACGATGGTCTGGCGCCAAAAGGCGGAGTTGGCCTCCTTATAATTGGCGTAGGTGTTGTCGCCGGGCACGCCCAGGATCTGCGGCGGCACGCCGAAGGCCAGGGCGATCTCCCGCGCGGCGGCGTGCTTGCCGTTGATGTAGTCCATATCCGCCGGCGTCAGCGACATGGGCTTCCAGTCGAGACCGCCTTCGAGGAGGAGCGGGCGCCCCGCCGCCTGGGCGCCGCTGTAGGTGTCGGAAAGCTCCGCCTTCAGACGATCGAACTGTTCGTCCGACAGTCGGTCCGCCGTGTCCTTGTTGCTGTAGACCAGGGCGCCGGAGGGCCGAGCGGAATTGTCCAAAAGCGACTTGTTCCAGGCGCTCGCGGCATTGTGCATGTCGATAGCGACGGCGGCGGCCTCCAGCGGCGAGAAGCCGTAATAGTCGTCGGTGGGGCTATAGAGCTTAAGTTGCAGCACCGGCATGAAGCCAGCCGCATCGCGCCGCAGCCGCACCTTGGACGAACCGGCCTGGTAATCGTAAGCGTCGGCCCAGCCGTCCGGGCCGGGCACGGCGGTCATTCGATCCGGCCTCAGAACATAAAGCTCCGTAAGCTGATGAGTGTCGCTTTGGACTCCAGCCTCCAGATAGGCGTTGCCGGAAGTCTGCAGGGCGCCGAAGAAGGCTTCCAGCAAATCCGGCGCGCTTTGCTCGGGGTTCGGCCGGTCGATCAGCGCCTGCAGCGGGTGGTCCGGCGCGCGGGCGCCGTCGGCGAACACGGTGAGCGGCACGCTGGCGGCGGCCTCGGCGATCATGCGGATGCAGCGGTAGGCCACGGGGTTCTTGGCGAATCCCTCGCGGGCCAGGGCGGCGTAGTTCCGCTGCGTCCACTGGGGCTGACCTGCGGCGGCGATGGCGATCAGGCGGCGCGTCTTGGACGCCTTCTGCTCCGGCGGATCGCCAAGCACGAGGGGGCGGGGGCGGGTATTGGGCATGGGCTTAGCCCTTCGTTTGAAATCGCAAAAAGCTGTCATCCCGGCCGCAGCGAAGCGGAGCGCCGGGACCCAGTTCGTCAAGCGTTCTGGGTCCCGGATAAGCCGCTGCGCGCCTTTCCGGGATGACAATGATGAAGTGTCAGAACAGATCGTCGTAGAGGTCGCGCCAGTCAGGGTTCATGGCTTCGATCAGCTGAAGCTTCCACGCCCGCCGCCAGCGCTTGATGCGTATCTCGCGGGTGATGGCGAATTCGACGTTGTCGTGCGGTTCGTACCAGACGAGGGTCTTTACGCCGTATTTTGTGGTGAAGCCGGGGGTCAGGTCCTGGTTATGCTCGAAGATGCGCCGGGCGAGATCGTTGGTGACGCCGGTGTAGAGCGTGCCGTTGCGGCGATTGGCGAGGATGTAGACGCAATAGGAATGCTCCTTCATCCCGCCCTTCCCCCCGCCTGTCATCCCGGCCGCAGCGCAGCGGAGAGCCGGGACCCAGTGCGTCGAGCGTTCTGGGTCCCGGATAAGCGCTGACGCGTTTTCCGGGATGACAGTTTTGGCGCGTTTTCACAACTTCCGCAATCTTGGCGTGCTGCCCTCGGCGCCCAGCATCAGGTCGGTCAGCGCCCAGACCAGGGCGTCCGCCCGATCCGGGCTGTGGCTCAGGTCGTCCGTGCCAAGCCCCATCATCTCCTCCTCCAGCAGCGGAAACGCGCCGCAGTGGACCACGCGGCCTTGCTCGTACAAGGCCGCCACCGGCTCGGCGCGGGCGCGTTTGCCGACCCGCGCTCGCACCATGCGGATCGGCGCGCGGCACTCGGCGGCGGCGAGGGTGGAGCGGACCATGTCGCCGCCCTGGTTCACCTCCGCCACCACATACGCCGCGTCGAAATCGGCCACGGCCTTGGCCACCTTGCGCGCCCAGCCGACCGGCGACAATCCGGCCTCGGACAAATCAGCCAGCACGAAGGCCATGCGCCCCTGCCGCCCCGCAACCACGATGCCGCAGGCGTCGCCGCCTTGCGTCGCCGGCGGGTCCACCGCCACCACGATCCGCTCCAGGCAGGACGGGCGGGCGGCGCGGCAGCGGACGAGATCGGCGGCGCGCCACAGGGCGCCCTCCGCATCGTCCACCACCAGACCCTCCAGCTCCTGCGCCGCCAAGCGCGTTCCTCCGTATACGGACATAAGATAATCCAGGAAGGCGGGGGCGAGGTTCGCCTCGTTCTCCGCCGTGGCCATGCGTTGGGTGACGACCCCCGGCTCCGCCATCAGCCCCCGCAGGGCCGGCGTGGGCTTGGGCGTGGTGGTGACCACCAGCCGGGGGTCGCTTCCGCGCCGGACGGCCATGCGCAAAAGGGCGAGGGTGTCCCCCGCGCGCGGCCAGGCGCAGAACTCGTCGCACCAGGCGCCGTCGAACTCCGGGCCCCTAAGGCTTTCGGGGTCTTCGGCGGAATGGGCATAGGCGACGCCGCCCTTGGGCCAGATCACCCGGCGGCGGCTGACTTCGTAACGCGGCGTGTTGTCGGGCAGGGCGACGGCCTTCAGGCCCGAAGGCCCTTCGATCATCACCTCGCGCACGTCGTGAAGCGAGGGGCCGACCAGGGCGAACCGGGCGCCCTTTTCAACCCCGGCGGAGAGCCATTCGGCCCCCGCCCGCGTCTTGCCCGCGCCCCGGCCGCCCAAGAGCAGCCAGGTGCGCCAGGGCCCCGGACGATCGTCGTCGTCAGGCGGGAGTTGGAACGGGCGGGCTTTCAACAGCCAGCTCGTCCCCAACGCCAGGGACTCCGGCGCCGTCAGAACCCCCATCATCTCGGCGCTGCGCTCGCTTGGTTTCGAGGCGGTGGAGGAAGCATTCCAGACCCCGGCCAGCGTCCCGGCGAATCTCCGCCACGCCTTCGGCAGTGTCCAGTCTGGGGTCTTTGTCATTCATGTCCGTTTCGTCTCCCTCGTCCAAGGTTGGGGGCCAGGCGCGCCCGGCGGTGCGGACCGCCGCGGCGGCGCGGGCGGCGCGGGCGGCCGTCGCCCGTTCGTCGGCCTTGTCCTCGGCAGCCTGCAGGGCGTGCACAGCCAAGGCCGCGCGGGCGATGGCGGCGACGGCGCGCATGGTCTGTTCGACGGCCTCGCCGGGGTCGGCGGCTTGATCGGCCTTGTCGATGAAGGCGTCGGCGCACCGATTCGTCACCGCCGCCAGCTTTTGCGCTAGACCCTTCAGCGCCGAGGCGGCGCTTCTGCTGTCGATGTCGTCTTCTCGGGCCATGACAGAAAGATACCCCCGCAGCGGGCGCCTTTGAGAAGATGACCTGAAAAATCTTTATGTCGTTGATTATTATTGATTATTTTTGCCGTAAATGGTGGATAGATGCGCGTTTATCCCCG